CTAAACCAAATGTACGCGTACCTGATGTTGCCATATTAAGAAACGTATGCTACAAAAAAGTCACAGTTTGCTAATTCGACATAAGCTCCCGTACTAAATTTAACTCCGTCACTAGGTAATCTTTGGTCAAATGATTCATTTGCTGCACTACCAAATTTAAACTCTACTAACAATTTAGTTCCAGAAGCACTAGTACCATCATATATTTTTATACTAGCATCAGCCGCACTTGTTTGAGCTTGGATAGACTTAATTCTTACAGAACCTAAGTTTGTGGCACTACCTGCACCACTACCTACATATCCTTGAAGTTGTCCTGTGCTCGTTAAAGGGACTGTTACTTTTACATCTGATGAATGCATTTTAAGCTCCTAAATTATTATGCGTCAGCAAATGGAGTTACTAAAGTTCCAGAACCTAAAATAATACCTTCTACGGCATATTTAGCAGAAGCTATAGCTGTTACTGTTATAATACTTCCTGCAAGACCACCTTTAGTAGTACCGTTTAAAGTAATAACATCGTTACTCGCTCCAGATATAAAAGTTTTTCCAGTTGCATTATTTACACCTGTGTATAACCCTCCAACGAACTTATCTGTTCCGTCGGTTAATACATCTAAATCAGTAGCTGCTGTTTCTATTACGAAAGTAAAAGTAGCACCTAAGTTATTAGTTTGGTTTGGGTCGTCATCACGTCCAGGAGCTGTTGCTACGATACTGGGTAAAGTGAATTTACCGTCAGCGTCGTTACATAACAAGATTTTACCTGCGTGAGAATCTACTGTTAAAGTTGTGTCAGCTGTTAAACTGACTGCGTTTGCATTTCCTGCGGAAATAAAACCAGCAAGTGACCTTACTGGACCTGAGAATGTTGATTTTGCCATTTTTCCTCCTTAAAGAAAAATAATCTATAGTCTTGGCATGTCTGCTAGGTCAGTCTATAGAATAAAATTATACCTAGATAAAAGAAAGTCTATCTTGTTTTTGAACAAAAAGAAAGGGGGACCGAAGTCCCCCTTCCTATTAATCGTTTAAGATTAAGCTCCTGGTGAGCCGAAGATTCCTCTCCAGTCACTGAAACCAAAACTATAACGTTCTCTAGCTTTATATCTTACATTACCAGTTTCGAAGTCTCCTTCCATGCTGGTTGAAACTGGAGTTCTAACGAAATGTTTCATTCCGTTTGGAACATCAGTTTTAATGAAGAAAGCGTCTGTGTCAGTTAGATAATTATTGACAGTGTAGCCACCAGAAATCATTCCTAGATTTCTAATAGCGTTTATGTCATTATCTGAAGTTCCGACACGACCTTGAGATTCCATTAGTCTGTCTGCTACGAATTGTAGAGCAGGTGGAATTATTAGTCTTACCGCTTGTGCGTTAACCTTCAATCCTCTTTCGTCTTTAAAATCAGCAATGTCAATCAATGCTTGTTCTAAAGAAGTTTCATTAAGGTCCGCTGCTGTTGCAAGTTCATTTCTCAAATCACCTGCGCCAACCGTTGGATGGTCAGTTGCACACAATTCTTTTCCGTCACCACCAACAAAAGAAGAACTAAACGCATTGTTTAATACGTTAGCTGCTTTCACTTGTTTAGTTGTTGACATTGACCTAGCTAAAGCTCTTGTGTATCTAGAAGAAAGAGTATCGTAGAGATTATCTTCGATAGCTTCTTCTGTCAATGCAAAAGCTAATGCTACTGTTTCATGTGTGTAACGACTAGTCCACGCTTCCTGAGCAGTATCATAACTAACAGCTGCACCTTCACCTTTTACGGTTGCTTGACCAAAACCAGAAAGCATAACTTCTTCTTCGAAAGCTCTATCAGAGTTTTCTGTGTCGAAGATAGCTTCGTGTTGATTTTCATATCGGTCATACTCTAATCCGAAGAGAGCATGTAGACCAGGAACTAACTCTTTTACGAGTTGGGCTCTATTTATTGCCATGATGTCCTCCTAATTAGACTGCAAATGTGTTAGTTGGGAAAGTAAAGTAAGCTCTAGCATTAGCTCCTATTGAGTTGCTTGGTGCTAGATTAAACCCTACACATAAAGCTACACCACTTGAAGTAGTTGCTGTTACACCTTCTTTACTTCTACCGTTTAATGTACTACCAGTAGTTGTAGATAAAGTGTATTTACTGCCAATAAAACTTACGGCAGGAGTACCTGCTGTAAATTGAGCTTCATATACAATTCCAGGGTCATTGTATACAAGAGCTTTAGCGTCAGCACTACCTTGAGTAGCTGTGCTTCCTGTCCATACTTTAGAAAACGTAGGGGTACCGTCCGTTGCTGTAAATAATACTCCGTAAAAAACACCTACGGGTGTATCAGTGGCTCCTGCTTGTTGAACATAGCCGCTTGATAAAGTTACCACGTCACCGCTAAAAATAGAAGTGTTATATCCACTAGCTATTCTCATTTCAGCAGGTCTGATAGTACCACCATAAATGTGATATGCGGGAGTAAATCCATTGGGTGCGTCTGTATTTGCCATATTATTACCTCGTTAAGTTAAATACAAATTAATCACTTTCGGAATTGTTCCTACTACCAAATGCGACTTTAGATGACCTTTGGATATCACTATCTTTTAAGGGCATTTTAGGGTCGCTTTCTCGCAAGAAGTTTTGGTCGACACCGCTCATAGCGTCTTTTGCTTGACTATTAAAGTAAGCATTACGCTCGTCTGCAGTTTCGACTGGAACTTTTGCAAGTATTAAACCTCCAACTCCAATTACTCCTTTATTAGCTCCGTTCTCTACAGTAGGTGCTTCGAAATCAGGATAGTCTTCTGCTCTCACAGGTTCATATCCTTCTCTAATACGTTTAGACATATTAGATTTATCATCACTACCTCTTGTAGATTCACGAATCCACCTGAACTTATATCCAGGAGGTGCTTCGGGTGCGTCCAACATGGACGGGGGTTGCCAAGGTCTTCTGCGAGTTTGAGTTACTCGTGTCTCTGCAGAACGTGAGTTTCGCTCTGTGGTGACTTCTGGGTTTTTAATATCATCTGTCATTTTATACTCCTTTTTCTATATGTTTAGCATATTCTTCAAGCGGAACATTAAGTCTTTTAGCTATTGCTACTTGACTCGGTGTCAGCTTGACCTTGCGTGACGCTTTTCTGCCACTAGCACCTCTGCTAGAGGCGGCAACTTGTTGCACGGGTTTAGGTTGCTCTTCTGAAAACTTGTTTGGATAGATATCTCGCATACCTGAATCTATTTTTTCATAATATTCATTTGATTGCGGGTCGATACCTGAATCCACTAATTCTTTATGTAATCCAAAAGCAGTAAAAGTCATAGTCTGGTCTTCTCCAAACCATTTATTTTTAGAAGCCCATTCTTCAGCTTTAGGGTCAGGTTGTGCTTGAGGTTGTGAATATTGCTGGGGAGCAGTGTATTCTTGAACCTTAGATTCACTTTCTTCTCTAAGCTGTTGTTGTGCAGATAACCTTCTAAAGTTTTCTGCTTCCGCAGCAGCCCTAGATAAATTTTCTGTAGCGGTTGTAATCGCTTCTGCATTTTGTGCTTCATTTGCTTCTCTGAGCTCAATTTTGGCTCTTTCAAGGTCAGATTGTATCCTATTTTCATACTCTTTGAAAAGGGATGAGTCCGAACTTTTTAATTTACTTTTTAAATCAGAATTAGCAGTGTTTAAAGATTCTGCAAAAGTGACTGCTTCATCTCGCTGTCTTTCTGCTTCTCTCATCTTATAAGTTAGCTTATCAATACGTTTTTGTACTGAATCACTAATAGAATCTAATTCATCTTTAGTTTCTACTACTTCTGTTTCTTGTTCAGGCTCGTCTACGATATTATCGTCTACGTCTGCCTCCCTTATGTCAACTTCCCCTTCAGGAAGTTCTAGTTCTATCTTTTCTTCTTCTTGTTGCATGGTTCCTCCTCCATGATTATGTTGATATTATGTCTTCTGGACTATCAATAACTGCTAAAATTTCGTCATCATTTAATAGTCGCATATCGCCACCATCTATTTGAAAACGAGCTCCAGCATATCTACCGAATATAACCCAATCTCCTTCCTTACACCAAGCTCCATCAGGAAATTTTCCTAAGTCGCCATAAGCGTCAGGTCCAAGAGATACGACATAACCAACAACGGTTGCTAACCTTTCTTTATCTACAGTCTGTGTAGCTAAATGTATTCCACCTTTAGTCACATTAGACATAGTGAAAGGTAATATTAAAATACGATAACCCGTTGGTTTAGGTAATCGCTCTTTATGCGAGTTTAAATTTTCGTGAGTGATTTTTGGTTCCTGAGAAACAGGAGCTTTATCGCTACCGAAGTTTTCTACTCGGTCGGGAACAGTATTAGTCATTGACATCCTCCATATTAGAATGTAGGTCTTGAATTTCCTGTTCAATGAAATTCAATCCTGCGATTTGCCCTACTATCATCTGGTATTGATTAAAATCTTCAACACCTCCAACAGCAAGTGTCTGCGAAAGAGATTCGCGTCTCTCTCGCACCTTACGGAGTAAATACTCCGTACCTATTATAAAATCCATTAATTACTTAATGTATCTATAAAACTTATTTCCTTTGGTTGCTGCGCCTGAGCCTTTTATTTGTATTTCCTCACCCACAACTTTCCCTTCGGAATCAGTAATCAACTTTGGTTGTTTTACTTCTTTTATCTTCTTTTCCATAATTTATGTATTATATGTTAATAGTTTGATTTTTTACTAGTCTTTTTTATTTATCTAAATCTTTTAAAACCTTTACTGTATCTATAAAATCTTTATCTAAGTCTTTATTAGTTTGTGCTTCTAGTTTTTGAATATCTAAAGCAGTTCTAGTATCTAACTTTTCTAATTCTACATTTGCAGTTAATTGAGCTTTAGCTAACTCTACTTCTTTATCTCGTATATCTTCATTTTCTTTTTGAGCTAATTGTTGTTTTTCTAAGTCTAATTGTTTCTCAAACATTTCTCTTTGTGGGTCTGCTTGTGCTCTAGCTTGTGCTTCTGCCATAGCTTGTGCCTGACCTGTTACTACTTGTGTTGCTTGAGCTGCCGCTACTGCTATTTCATTCATAACCTCTGGGGACATTTCTTCTCCAACAGGTGGTAGCTCTCTACCTAACGCTTGTTGTATTTGTTGTCTATAAAGCATAGCTTGTCTTTCTTGTATATTAGCTCCTATAACTTGTGAAGCTGTAGGATTTTGAGCAACCATTGGGTTTTGTAAAAAAGCACTATGTGCCGCTATATACGCTTCCTGGTTTTGAAAATCAAACGCTTTTATAGGATTACCTGTTAGTGCTGCTTGTTGTTCACTAATCGGGTCTCTCGGTGGTAGTTCTTCTACCTCAGGTAATAACGCTTCTATGTTTTTTACGTTTAATGCTAAATACATTTTACGATACGCTTCTCGTAAGTCATGTAATTCAGGTGCTGATTGTGCTAATTGTAATTGTGTTTGTGCTAATGTAATTCTTTGTGTAGTACTGAAGATATTAGGGTCACTGACAGGAATAATATCTACACTATCATCAAAATCTTGTTTAAAAACTGTAGAAGAAGCACCTTGTACTTCATAAGGGTACTCATCTGGTAAATATTCACCAAATATTCTTTTTAAGATTTTAAATTCAGTTTTTTGAGCATAATGTAATCTTTTATGTATTGCAGACATAATACGTTGCCCTTTTTCTAAAAGAGCTACGGTTGTACCTACGGGTGCTTCGGAATTTCCGTCTCCAGTCGGATTTTCTATAGTAGAAGCGAATTGTTTTCCAGAAGTTACCAAAGCACCTAATAAATTAGCTAAAGTTCCCGAAGGTTCTTTATATGGTAACGTCATAAACGAATCTGTTAGTCTACCACCAGGAGCGTCAACATCCCGCCATTCTCCAGGTTGTAAAGGGTCATCATGTCTTTGAATATTTAGTCCTCTGGATTTAAAACCTGCGGGTAAATTAGATAAAGTTCCTGCGTCTATTAATTGTCTTAATATTGCAGTAACAGATTTAGTTAATCCACCCATCATGTGTATAAGTCCGAAACCATAAAAACCTAATCCTGGAAGAAACTTGTAATGTGTAAAATGTTCTATCTTTTTACGCATTGGGTCTTCTTTATCGTAGTTCGCTCTTATAGATAAAACTTTATTCATATCTTTACAGATAGTTACTATGTACGGTAACGCTAATCCTGTTGGTTCACCGTTTTTATCCGTGTCTTCGTAACCTTCTATATCTAAATCAACATGAACTTCTAATAAAGTGTATTCTTCTTCACTAATCGTTTTACTAATACCTTGTATTTCGTCAATTTTATCATCTACCTCATTAGAGCCTACATCTGCTCCTGGATTTCCTAAATCCATGTCTTTATAAAAGCCAGAAAGTTGTAATTTACGTAATTCGTTCTCAGTCATGTTAATTACGTGAGTAATTCTTGGACTTGTGAGTAAATCTACTGCGTAATACGGTACAACAAGGTCTTCAGCCTTAATAAACCTAGCCGAAGCACGTCCTAAAGACGGGTCATAGTAAATTTTCTTAAAAGCAGAGCCTGAAAGTGGTAAATAAAACAATAATTGGTCCATTTCTGGGTCGTATTCTTCCATTCGGCACGTAATTTGATAATTCATAAAGTTTTTTACTCTATTTCCTCTGGAAACTTTAGCGTCATCCGTTTTTCCTAAAATTTCTACGTCTACAGGACCTCCTGCGGGAAGTAATTCTTTATATGCTTGTGCTTGAAACTGTGTAACAGCTTCTGCTAGTATTGGATGATGAACTCCAGACGCTCCAACGAAAGGTTCTGACCTATCTTCTCCATTTATTCCTAATAAATCAAGTCCTTTTGTAAAGGTTTGAAACCAATCATCTCTAGATTCTAAATCTTCTTCAAAAAGTGCTGTTAATTCTGAAGCTATTTCATTTAATTCTCTTTCGTCTAATGTTTCTGCTATATTTTCACCGAACTCAATTCTACTTTGTTCCTCAAATTCTTCAGCGTCTAAAAAAGAACCATCTTCTTGTACTAAAAAAGTTTTGCTGCCGTCTGGCTCACCTAAATTTTGTTCTAATTCTATCTCGATAGGAGTTTCATCTTCCATTGATGAATCTAAAGGGGATTTTTCAATAGCCATAGTCCGAAATGATAATCTTTATTTACTTAATAATAAACCCTTGAAGTAGGAAAGTAATCTTCATCATCACGATAGTCACTTGATAATTTTAAAAACCCGCCTTCTCTAAATCTTGCAAGTGCTAAAGTTGTTGCGTCTACTAAGTCATCATTTTCACCTGCTGGAAAATCACTAACTTCTTCCATAACTTCTTCTCCAAACCTATTATCAGGAATCCAAACCCTGCCGTCTTGAAAAATAGGTGATACAGAATTTAATCTTGCAATTTTATCTTGACCTTTTCCTGGAGAAAATGTATTTACAGGAATACCTACACGTCTAAGTTCTTGTACTAACGGTATGCCTGATGCTTTTGCTTCAATAATAACAGTATCAGGTTGCCAATATTCGTATAAACGTAACGCTTCGTTTTTTAATTCTGGAAAATCAAATCTTTCTTTTATACAATCTACTAAAATTAAATGGGCTTCATCGCCTGAATAAGTTTCTTCACCTATTTTACCTTCTGGATAAAAAACTCCCCACGTTGTTATAGCTGTAAAGTCAGACCTTTCGCTTTTTAGAAATGCAGTATCGTAACTTTGTATTAAATAATCACATTTAGGTGGTTTCAATTCTTCCCAAACATTGAACCATTCTTTAGGGATTATAGAAATACCTTCTCCCGTAGGTCTTTGCATATATTGTGCCGCCCATTTAGAAGGGCTTACTGAAGCTTTTATACCCTCAAGTTCTTCTAATTTCCAAAACTCTTTCCATAATGGTTTTCCTGAAGGTAAAATCGCAGGAAACTCAATAACTTCCCATTGGTCAGCTCCTTTTTCTTGTGCCATTTTTTTAATTAATCTACCTGTTAGGTCTTTTTTATTCCAACGGGTCATAACTATTACTATTGCACCTCCAGGTTGTAACCTTTGTCGCGGTCCAGACATATACCATTCGTATGCTTCTTCTAATGCTTTATCAGACATAGCGTCTTGTTCCGAATGTGGGTCATCAATAATAAACAAATCAGCTCCCCTTCCTGCTAAAGCACCTCCGATACCTGCGGCATAATATTCACCGCCTTTATTAGTAAGCCATTTTCCTGCACTTCTACTATCTGCTTTTAATTCTGTTTCAGGAAAAAGTTCAGCATAATCTTCTCCGTCAATTAAGTCTCTTACTTTTCTACCAAAATTTACCGCAAGGTCAGCGGTGTGGGTTGCTTCAATAATTTTTAATTTAGGATTTTTACCTAATAAATAAGCTGGGAATAAATGCGAAGCGAATTCAGATTTAGTATGTCTAGGAGGCATATTAATAATTAATCTTTTTAATTTACCCGTAGCGATATCATCAAATGCTTTTGCCATTTTTACATGGTGGTCACCAGAAATAAAATCTTTCCAAATAGATTTTACAAAACCTAAAAAGTTTTTTGTAGAATTTTCTTGATGTTCTCTTTTACCTAATTGTTCTAAAAGCAGTGTAAATTCTTTTGCTTCTGTTGTAGAAAAATTAGAAATATCAATTTCTTTTAAAGCCTCAAGTCTTTCTGTAAAATTTTCAGACAAACTACTTGCCTACTTTTTTCATCGCAATTTTATGCGATTGTCCAAAAGTTTTACCTGCTTTCATCAATTTTCTCATCTCAGTCATGTGTTTAGACGTATGATGTTTTTGATGTCTCTTTAAAGTATCTTTTTGTCTTTGCGTAAGTTGTTTTACTTTACTACGCTTTTTTCTTTTTTCTGACAATTTTCTTTTTAGCGGTTTTAGCGGAACGTTTAAAATCTGCAGCTGTAGGTGCTCCTTTAGCTCCTTTTTTACGAGGCTTTCTACCCTCTTTACGTTTCTTATTTATATTATAGTAAAGACCTTTTTTAGCTGTCCTACCATCCTTAGTTTTATGTGTTTTCTTCTTAGAAGGCATTTTAATCTCCGTTCTTTATTTTAATATGTTTAAGTTTATAAGTTTTATTTTGTTTCGTAAATATGTTTTAACACTTCCACCTTCGTCTTGCTTGTCTTAATCTCGAATTAGGATTTTTTGCTGCCTTCGGAAATTTTTTCATTTGTCCTGCCGAACGTGCACAATATGACTTTCTTCTTTTAGCGGCTTTACTACCTTTTTTAACTTTACCTGTAACAGCAGTTTTTAATTTACTTCCAGGATTTTTCTTTCTATACGCTTTAACACCTTTAGCCGTCATTCCCGCACCAGATTTAGTGGGGCGGTAATTAGCTCCTTTACCTTTAGTGGTTCTTCTAATTGATTTTTCTTTTTTCCTTGGCATAGCTGTTTTATTCTATAATATTATTTGTTACCTGATAACCTTTTAACTAATTCATTAAGTTCTGATAAAGACATTTCGTCTAAAACTTTTGTATTTAGTTCAGGACTTACTGAAATTAAAGTATCTGATTGGTTACTTCTTCTAGTCGGGTACCGTATGGAATCTATACCTTTATCTTTTAATAATTCACCCGCTTTTTCAGTAAAACCTGTAGGTGCTCCTGCAAATATCGGTGCACGAGTTTGACCTAATTGAAAAGCAGCTTCGTTAAAATTACCGTCTTTAGTAAGTTGTTTTTCCATTTGTCTAAATAATTTATCTGTCTTTTTATCTAAATTACCCGCTACTACAGTATTTTTAAAATCAGGTTTAACGACATACGCTGAACCTGCTCCTTCGGAGGGGCGAAAAACATAATCTTTTAATCTAGGGTCTAAAAATTCATCTGTAAAATAAAGTCCTCCTGGAGAACTACCTTTCGGGTTTAGAAGTAATTGTTCTATACCTTTTGTCGTACTACCGTGAAATATATTACGGGGGTCTTTTATTAAACTTTCTAAACCTAATAATCTAGGGTTAGCGATATTCGAAGCAGTAAATTCTGTAGGTACTTTCTTTCCTGTTTCTTTAAATATTTGGTCAGCTACTTCTTTTATTTCTTTATTAGCTTTAGTAAATTTTGCTCTTTCTTTTAATTCACCTGTTACAGCAGCTCGTCCATCTACTCTTACATTATCAGCTTCTCTTTTTATTCCAAAAAAAGCATCATCGCGTTTTTTATACGCTTTCATTAATTTTTTTACTAATATGGGTGAAACGTCTGAAAAGAAACTAGCTGCTTTAGCACCACCGAACACGGACAACGGGTCGTCAATATCTGGTGTAGTAAAATCTAGTGCGTTTAAAACTTTCTTTTTTACAGGGTCATTAGTTCTCATACCTAACGCTTTAAATATACCTACCTTTTCTTTATCTAATAGAAATTGGGGTAAAAAACTCGGTGCTTTAAATTCTGGTTCAGCCATAAGTAAAGTACTTTAACACTTAGGTGGTGTTAATGTCGCGATTTATATTAATCTATTTTGTCGTGTTTGGCTATTAGATTACGGCACCACCAAAGTAAGAGGTCCTCGGTCAGTGTGTGTTTCATAATATTTACGCGGTACGTGACCAGTTGTACGTTGGTCCGTGTGTATACAGGTTTTGACGAATCAATCCTATCAATGGACGCGTTAAATTCTTTACTGCCATTTCCGTCTTTTCCGTAAGTCATAAATACACCACTGAGAGCACACCGCCCACCTTGTTCATCCCATAAATCATGTAAGTCTTCGGAAGTTATTGACCATTCCATATCTTTAGAACGTTTACTTTTAGATTGAGTATGTACTTTAGTTAAATAAGTATAGGGAGTACTACTTATAAATTTATTTTTACGTAACAAATCGCAATCTTTACATACGTTACGAAATCCAGGTTGACCGTTCTTTAACTTAAAATTTTGAGAATACTTATTAGTATTCCTAGCTTTACCACATGATATACAAGTTTTAGTCCCCATTCCTTTTTTCTCTAGCTTTACGGTTATTCCTATCTCTAGTACTTTCGTTTTCTTCTATAAACCAATCATTAACTATTTGTTCTTTTAATTCTTGGTTACTTTTACTAGTTTCGTTTTTAACAATTTTTATATGGGAAGGATTTATAACTAATGTTGCATAGTTATGATATTTCTCATCTGTAAGGGTAAATTTATAATCAGGTCCAAAGTAACGATATTTATTATTAATAACTTCTAAATATTGATTACTCGGTTCCTCCGTCTTTTTGCTTTTCCTCATCTAAACTCCTGTAATATTTTATTATACTTAAAATATTTTCAATGTATCTGGTAATGTCCGCGACGTTAGACGACAAGTTCTCATACTGCTGAGTCGTTAAAGAATAATACGGTATAGCAGGAGCGTCTCCTTTTTTAAACATCTCTAAATATTCTTCCATAAGTTCTGGTGTCATAACTCTCCAATTAACAGGTAGTATTTCTATTTCAGCGGGTAACGGAGGATGATACAACGGTGCAGGTTTAGCAATAGTTTTTACTTCTACTGGTGTCTTCGGAAGCAGTGTACAGCCTCCGAAGACGAACAAACTAGTCAGGGAGATTATAAGTATTTTCATACTTGGGAGAGGAGAGATTGACTAGTTTGTCCATAGCCGCTTGAGTTCCTTTATTAATTATGTTTTCTATTAGCTTTGGTTTATTTAAAGCTAAGTTATCTAAATCATGTTCACTAAAAATCTTACGTAAACGTTTTACTTCTTTTCCTGCTTCTGCTTTTTCTCGTTCCAACATATTTATTTTAGTTTGCGTAATTTTTTGATTTTCTATATATCTATCTATGGAGTCGTTTTGTTCCTCTATTTTAGATTCTAATACTATTTGATTACCTAAGGCAATAGCAAGTTGTTCATGTAAATATTTTATATACCCTGCTGAACCCGCCACACTAGCCACCAATAGGACTCCTAAAATTAAGCTCATCTTTAAACCCATGCCGAAAGTATAATCTGCAAAATTTTTTTCGCAAAATTTTTTTTCATAGGGACTTATTTGTAAACTACTTCCGATTAAGGGTGCGACACTAAGGGGGGCGAAGGGTCAGGGGGTACTTTTTGTCAAGGGGGGGTATAGACTTTATAGTTATATAAATAGCTATATATATAATTAATAGATATATATGTTTTAGTGGTTAATATTTAACCAGTGATAACTGGGCAAGTGTTAGTGTAGGTGGTTAATAATTAACCAATGGTGTAAGTGGTTAATAATTAACCAATAGAGTTAGAATAAAATGGATCACCTTAAACAGTTAGATATATTTAAGAAATATAAAAAAAGGGCTAGTGTTCCAATACTAGCCCTCTTAGGTTAAAGGTTAATTAATTAGCTATTTTAAGGGCGTTACAAACTCCCGCTTTAGTACGAGGTTTATTTACTTGATGACCAAATAGTTCCGCATAAGCTACACATATAGTAGATATATCTTGAGAATACTCTACATTAGGTTGTCGCCTATCTTCACCAACACGCCATGATAAGCCTAACTCTATTCCTTCTTTAGAATTACCTAAATCAGTAAGTTCTTTAATAGATACCGAAGCACTATTATTTTTCTTACATAGGTAAGCAATCATTTTAATTAGCTTTTTAGGTTGCCCCTTTAATATAGCCGCTTTTTCTAAAGCGTCTTTATCTAAAGCTATTTTAGTATCTAGTGAATAGCTACCAGCACCACCACTAGCACCGCCTGTAGGCATAGCTAATATTTTATCTAAATCACTACTAGTAGTAGCACCCTTGTTAGCAACATTAGAAGGCGTTGCAATACCTGTTTTTTGTTTTTCCATATGTAAATGATACATGAATAAGCTATATAAGCAAGTAAAATATATAAGCTAACTAACTAGCTAACTAGTTATATATTTTCCTAAAAAATCTATGGTTTTTCCGTCTTCGTCCGTCCGTCTGTCCGCGTCTAATCCCCCTGGATTCTATAGATTCGGGATTCTATAGAGTGGTAGTGTGAGTGTAGAGTAAGTAGTAGTGTAGAGTAGAGCGACGGATAGAGTAGAGCGATAGATAGAGTAGACTAGAGTAGAGCACAAAAAAGGGCAGCCGAAGCCACCCTTTTAAGACAAGTTAAGATTAACCGAGTTTAATAAGATTCTCCTCAATCATTCTAGCCCTGTAATGAGTCCAAATAGCTATCGGAGTTTGAACCGTTTGTAGTCCAGCTTTTTCTAACTCAGACTCTTTACTACCGTCGAATCCAACTAACTCACCTACAGTCAAACTGTAGTCCTTAGCATTTAATAACGCTTCGACAATCTTTCCAGCTTGGGGTGGAAATTTTCCCTCAGGAGTAGCTATCAAAGTTACTCTTTCGTTATAGTTAATCGAACCCTTTTGGGCACCTGCTTTAAAGTTTGGATTTATTTTCATAATTTTCCTTTTCGTTTTAGTTAATGATAGTAAAACCGCTTTACTATCTAAGTACTACTATACGTTGGAGTGCAAAGAAAGTAAAGCACTAAATAGATTGCTAGAAAAACCCTTGTAAAATCGTGGATTCTATAGATTCGCGGGTCTACGATTCATTTTCGATGATTCGACCGCCTGTACGTTTCTCTATTAATTGTTCGAGTCGAGTGAGTATATCATCTTTGGACATCAAATCAATCTTCGCGGTCAGTACCTCGCGTCTATCGATGTAGAGTCCACCCGCTTTCCCTCGATGTACCTCTGCGGTGATGGCAGCGGATATCTGTCCTTGGTCCTTGGCTTCTTCCCTGAGGTCGTATAGAGTGCCGAGATGATTCTCTAAGGAAATCTGGTCGCGTTCCGCAGCTGCTATTTCCAAGTCAATGAGATAATTCTTTACGAGTGGGTTATGATTAAGTAATACACTGCCTTGAGTCTTAGCCCCTTTCCTATCCTTTGTATATCCTGCTTTTATCGCGGCTTCCGTTGCTGTTTGCCCTTTTAAATATTCTCTACAAAATTTCTTTTGTTTAGCATTTAATGGTTGCCAAATCTTACCCTTATCGTCTACGAATCCTTTACCGTCTTCTGTAGGTTGTAACGGTGTATAAGTCAGCTGTTTCATATAGTACCTCGCTCCAGTAGTGTTATTATTCTATTAGATTTTATTATCAAATAAAAACAAATTCTCATGCCCTCTGGTAAATCTTACCATAGTTTCTAATAACTAATAGAAAATCTATTAGTTTTGCTAAATCAAAGAATCCAATAAAATACTGTACTCTAGCTCGATTCTATTAGAATATTAGATATATTAGTAGTTTTTAACATTTCTTCGAGTAAAAAATTTTATTTTTAAAAACACTAATACGATAAATATAATACCCCCGAACCACGGACAGCGGAACGAGGGTATTTAGTAGAGTACAGCGACTAATCTAGATACGAACCGTCGCGATAGACGAAGGTACTAACAAGGTCGGATAAATCGACTCTTTCCACTAATCGACCTATCGCATACTCCAATTCTCTAAAATCTAAGTACTCAACATCGATATTAGTTATCGTATTGTTATGCCTATCTGTTTCTACGTATTCGGTTTCCGTCACACCTTCATGCTCGAGTGTATCGAATTTAAAACTACGTATGTCTCCACGAGTGTCTTGGTCCCATACTGATATAACTAAATGTATCACACCGTCTTTGTTAGCTAAAAAATCGTTATAGCTATCTACAAACCAATCGATATCATTTAGTTTTTCGGTCTTTATATATTCTTCGAACATAACTTTTAACCGTCCGTCAGAAAACTTAGTAAATGTCTCGCTCAACATACTAATCATAACGCTACCTATAGTTTCTGACTCCAAAAAATCGATAAGACAAAATGTATCTTTATCTAACTTATCGAACTCTTTCTCGTAAGCCGTACTTCCGTACAATCCTTCGAAATCGAAATATAGGTCGGGTTTAATTAAAAGCTGTCCCTCTCGGGTGTGCTCTGTCGTTGCGTAAGACCAATTCTCTTCTATGCGTACAGCGTCTCTGTCCCAGACGTTCACTCTCATCATATTCATATGAATGAACTCTGGTTTTCCTACCAACTCTAGAAGTTTTTGGTATCTTTCAACGTAGTGTTTTAAGACTTTCTCTAGTCTAACTTTTTTTGTTTCGTTCACGATAATTCTCCATTTTTCGTTTACGGGTCTAAGTTAATTCCTAAACCTTACCTATTATTATAAAGGGCGAAAACGCGAAAGTATCGCAGGGTACGAAAACGCAAGGCGATAAAAGAATAAAAAGAAACCCCGACTGGGGGGATAGTCGGGGCTTCGAATGTTGGTACTGGTCTTAGGTGCTCTATTTATTATCTTGGCTTCTTAGCCTGTAGAGTCAAATGCTCTCGTTTTTGTAGAGTATGCCTAAAATGCAGTTCCTGTTTTTAATCTGTACTAGCCGTTATTATTAACGTCAAACCATGCTTTCGCTGCTGCTCTGATAGCATTCGTTCTGCCTATCTTAGCTCCTGTTTGCTGTGCTAACATCTCTGCAATATAGTCTATATCCTCAGCTAAATCTTCGGGTAGTGCTACATTTTTTCGGTTCTCTTGATTATTCATTGCTTCCTCCTTTCTTATGTCTGAATAAAAAACATTGGTGTTCGACTTCGTAAATAAAGTGTGCCACGTATATCCAATCGTCGTCTTCCATCGTATAAATATACATTCCGACTGGTCCGTGAGCTCCATTAACATCACCTGCATACTGTCCTTTTATTTCGGACTTCGCAGAGTCTATCGTTTTACTCACGACTACCGCTATATCGCTTGGGTCGGACATCGCCTCTTCTACTAGCTCGTCGTAAGTGTTCTCCCATGAGAACACTCCCGCTTCATCAAATCTAATAGTCGCCATTAGCCCACCTCGATTGTATCTAAAGTAAATCCACAAGGTAAAGTCTCCCTTATGTGGTCTATCAATGACTGCCAACAAGTCACCTCGTCGTCAGATATATGGAAGAAATCTTCCATTCCGTCTCCTATCTCGTCTTGATATCCGATACTCACTGTTTCATTTCTATCGAACGTTCCAACACATTCGACCCCGTCTATAACCTTATAATTGGTTAAGTCTATTTTTGTTTCTGTCATAATAATTCTCCTTATATTTATTATTATTACTAAAGTATAAGTACGAACAAAGCGAAAGTAAAGCAGTAGTAGATACCGCGAACTTACGATACTACGATTTTACACGCGATTTTCGTAGTTTCTTAGCTTCTATTCTTTTAGCGTCTTCTATACCTTTCCTTATCGAGGTTTTCAATGCGTATATATCTTCTTGAGGTAGACCGTCATTTAAATCATAGACTACAAATGGATTATTTGGTTCTGTAACTCCTAGAGTACATTGACCATATTCTTTCGGGTCTATATAATGTACTTTACCTCCATCCTCTCGAGTAATATCCGTTTTAGAAACTTGTTTGTTAATTAATGCATTTCTATAAAGATGTTCTTCTTGCCTACATTCTGCTGAACAATATTTTCTTTTTCGTCCACCATAACTATCACCGCACCACTCACATTCGTGCGGTAATCGAATATTTTCGGGTCTTTTATCTTCTAATCTAAGGTAATCGAGTATAAAGTTCATGATAGTTTGTTTTTGGTGAGGCGAGTGCAATTTGGGAGAATTATCGCTTTTTTAAAGGATATGCACCCGCCTCGTAAATCTAAGTACTTAAGTCTAATGAACCCTCCTTAAGTAATTGTATTTGTCTTTTTCTCCTATCATCTTCGTTAGTAATAATATGTATTTGTATTAACGCTCCCGTTCTATCGTAGCCATACTCGATATCTTTTTCGTATTTATATTTCACTGGTACACTCATTGTTCAATAGTTTATCAGTATTTCTAGCTATGATAGCGGAACACAGACCGCAAAGAAATAGTCCGTCTTCTTTTACTATCGCGGGTTTCCCGCATTCGTCACATCGCATATTAGCCATTTGGTCTCCTCCTTTTTATTCCAAAACACGTTCGGCAATACGAACCTTCGCGTACTTGCCATAAACCGTCATCTTCTGAAACTTGTTTCTTACACCTATCACAAAGATACTTAATATCTTGTACTCCTTTTTCCCAAATTATAAGTTCCATTACTCGTCCCAATCCACAGGTGCCCAAACAGTATCGGTATGATAGTCTTCACCTTTATAAAACATTGTAGGTTTATCGTTATCGAATACTGGTCGAGCATAAATCGTGCCACTTTCGTAACCGAGTAATATATCATCTTCAGTCCATATATCTGCACCATAACAATTAACATTTGCTCTAGTCTGGTTTTCTACGGGCGATTCCATAACTAATCGCCATAGCTCTACGTAATGTTCGATAATTTCTGCGGCTTGGTCTAGTGTTACAAACTTAGCCATTCGTTTAGTCTCACCGTCAGTACCGTTAGCTTCTTCGTTAAATCGTATATAAAGTACATACAAATCGTTTTTATCCTTCATATATATCCCCCATTGAAACTTGTTTCGGCTTACCGAGTGTATCATCTAAATTATGATATAAACCCTCAGAACCGAAGATTACTCTTTTGCCGACAACATTATGACCTGAGTCTGTAAGTTGCTCGACACACCTATCCATATCTTTATCTAGTAAAGTATCGCCTTCGACTGTTTTCTGCCAAACGATTTGTTTCCTACCGTTCGGGTGAGTTAGCCAAATGGCAAAGCTACTGTATTGTTTCGTCATCTGATAATTCTCCTTTAATTAATAAATATAAAACCATTTTACTTACGAAAATACACAAAGTAAAGCAGTATAAAGAATAGTAGAACGCTTTCATACATTTTCTATTACTGCCGCTATCTCGTTTATCACTTTTTGGTAGCCGTCTCGTTCTCTTAAAATCGTTTCGCCCCAGTTCTCGCACTCTAGACCAAATCTATCGTAGAGTTCGTCTTCGAAATCACTACGTTGGTGATGACCTTTTTCTGACATAGCTTGGTCGTACCCTAATTCAGCCCATATATCTAAGATATATCCTGCTTTTAAGTCAGGGTGTTTAGGGGCTCGTTTAAACCAATCGTCATATTTATTAGTCATAGACCCAATCTCCTACGTTTATGTTTATTCATCGTACTAGTCGCTAGGTTTCGTTTGCCTATCGAAGTTTTCTTACGAGTAGTTTGTCTTAACGCTCGTAACTCATTGAATTGTTTAGACTTTCTTGCCATCTTTAATCTCCTTAAAAATTTTGTTTATCGTTTTATCTGATAAGGCTAAGTGACTATGTTGAGTTAAAAATTTATCTCCTTGCTCATCATAAATCGCTATACCTATCTTGATACATTTTTTCTCTTTAGTCAGTTTGTGCATTTTGTTTCCTTTGTTGTTTTTTATATAAACTATCTAGTTCTGTTAATTTCCGAACTAATATTAATCGGAAATCTAACCCCTTTGCACGAGTCGCGGCACCTTTTAATGCCGCTCGTCGTTTAAAATATAACTTCTCGTTAATCTTCATAATCACGCTCCTCTAGAAGTTTATCTAAAGCCATGTTGAATTTAGTGGACTTATCTAATTTCTCACCAATATCTTTTTCCATTATATGAATATCCCATAAAAGATTTCTTTGGGTACTTTCATCAAGTTTATTTAAAACTTCATGGTATTGCCTATTGTTTTCTTCAGCAACGGGTGTTGTTGGGTACAGCTCTTTAAGATGATAAGTTAATTTAACTAAGTCATAACCACTATCTATGAAACGATGTTTAATTAAATATTCTTCCAACTCTTTAAGAGCAGTGAACTCAGATTTCTCATGGTCAATCTCATCACTATTTCGCCAATAATAATTACACTCCTCACCTACTTTCGATAAAATGCCGTAAATAGCATTTATATCTGATAGATTATCGAATATCAACATATCAGCTCTCTTGAGGTTGTGCGAAGTAATCTTCGTTATCTTTAGATACGCTCTGATATTTATCAGGGTTACCCGTTATCGCAAACTCGAGGTCTTTTATTCTGTCGTCTTGTAACTCCACTTGTTTATGTAGTTTAAAGATTACAGAATGTTGAGCTTCGATAGTATCTTTTAGTTTTTTACAAACTTCTAAAAGTTTTTCTATCATTTCTGTATTTTTATTTTCCATACTTTCTCCTTTCTAGTATTGGTGAGGGAAGGTTGTTTAACCACCAACCTCCCCTCGTTGACAGGCACAAAACAAAAAACAAAAAGCCTGTCTGAAATAGTCGTGTTTTGTTTTTAAATACATATTTATATAATAGGTATGAATATTGGGAAAGTAAAGCACTACCCGATACCGCCATTTTTATACATAGCTTTGGCTTTTTTATAGATAAATCTGCCGCAACCTTGTTTCAAATAAATCGTAGGCTGGAGCTCCTCACCTATTTTTCTCTGAACGTATTCACGTTGAGTAGGTTCTACCCCTCCAGCCCTTAAACTTTTTCTTAATACTTTCGCTTTTTTCGAATTCATCAGGTATGTTTTACCTCAGATATTTCATATTTTTTCGTATTAAGTTCTAGTACATTAAAGATATTATCTAAATACTGTCGTTTAGTTTTAGTTTGAGCGTTTGTACATAATCCAATATGGTTATATACATCTTGTGCAGTTATGCCGTATAACTCGTTACCTCTAGCTCTCTGAGCATGGATAACTCGTACATAAAAATCTTTCCAATTACTTTCGGTAATTTTATTGATACCTACAGTCATCGTAAGCCATATTAGATTATTAGTTGTTGGGGATAACTGATAATTTTGTTCCCCCTCTTTACCTATCTTTAAGTAACAAGTTTCGTTACAATCTTTTACTTTATTTAAATCCCAATTTAGTGCCATAGTACCTCCTATTTTCGACCTATGTCTTTAATCTCGGAACGTGGTATAACTTGGTATGCTCCTTTATTATAAGCAACACCAATCGAGTAATCTGAACTGATATCTCGTTTATACCTATCGTCTGCTTTTCTTGTAGTATCGCCCACTGCGTTACGCATTCTATCGAAAAAGTCTTGTTTAGCTTTTTCCTGCTGCTCGTACTTTTTATATACTGACTGAACAGCTTGGGTAGTCGAAGCACTGGTCTTCGTCTTCCTAGCTTGTCTAAGACTTTTAGTTTTTCGTTTCTTCCCTTTAGTGTCATATCTCAATGAACCTACATAATTTAATATCGCCATATATATTCTCCTTTCTAGTGGCGGTGGCTAGTATCCCCGAATTAAATCTAGGTTTTATAACTAACCACACTAAACTAGTTTACCTACGAAAGTAAGCAAAGTAAAGCACTACCACCATGACTCCATAACGCATTTATGTTCTGCAGCGACTCTAAACATAAGGGCTAAGTCTTTTATCTCCTTAACTCTATAGTCGTAGATAGGTCCACCAGTTGAATATCCATTGTAGGTACTTTCCCATTCAAATCTTTCATCATCAGGAAGTTCTAATAGATTTTGTTCTATATATTCATCTAGAGCATTGGCATACCGTTCTAGTTCATCAGACGGTATAAAGTCATCTTCGTTAATGTGCCAGAAACCTTCTTGTTCTCCGACTAAAGAAGCTACAAATGATTCATAACATTTACCTCTAAATGAGCCATTACCATGACCACTAGCCATACCACCTGTTAAAGTACAATTTTCGAGACGTTCGTCTTTAAATACTTCGTCACGATTACCTTTTACTATATAACAATCTAAACCCATAACTACCTCCTTTGTTTAGTCCAAGCTGTAAATACTTTTACGGCTTCTCGTTTTTCTAATTCAAATGCTTCTCTAAGCACTCTAGGAGCTTCGAATACATTCATCTCACCAGAATCTCGTAAGTCGTCTAAAAATTCAAAATACTCATCCATTATAAATACCCCGCTATTCCTACTCCTGGTTCATCGTAAAACGCAGTTATCGAAGCATCAGGGTAGAGTTCTCTTAATTTAAGTATTACTTTTTCAGGTGGACTCCAAGCTGTAGCGAAGTAATATATAACATCAGTATCACCTACTTCAGTAATTTCTACGTCGTAAGAATTCCATTTAGTGTCCCAATTAGATATATTCCAATCGTACCACCTTTGGTCATGTTTTCCTGTGCTTTCGAAAATACCTTCTTCATTAGGAAGTTCTCCTACCTCTCCAAGTATTTCTTCGCTACCTAACCAAGATGTTTCCTTTCCAGTTAGTGGAGTTTTCTTCCAGTCGGGCTGTGGAAGTATTTTGTTAAAATCGAACTCAGTGTCTTCGCCCTTCAAGTTCTTTCTTATTTGGTCGAGTAAAAATGTATTATCTACACTTATTTCAACTCTATTACTACAGTGATTTGGCATATCTTTCTCCTACCATTGTTCACGGACAATAATAGATTGCTCTTTATTGTCAATTATTTTATATGCGAAAATATCAGTTCGTTTTTTATCATTACGAACATGAATCTTCGCCCCTTCATTAGTTGAGCAAGACATCCATAAACCCCAAGGCTCGTCATCTCTTGCGTCAGCACCTACATATTGTCTGTACACCTTAAACCTTAATACTGTTTCCAGATATTCAGTTTCAGGGTTATATGCTGGTTGTTCCATACTTTCTCCTTTCTAAGTCCCAAGTTAATAAGAGGGTGGTATAGGGGACTTGCTGGTCTATACCACCCAATGTTCATTACACCTTAATGAAGTAGCCCTCATCAGTAAGTCGTTTAGCATAAAACCTGAAGATTCTCAAAGGGTCTTGTCTAGTAGACAATTCTTTGTTCTTCACTGCTAGTGACACTAAGTCTTGTGCTGTAAAGCTAGATGAATCAAGTTCATCTTTTTTAGCTTCTTTCACAGTTTTAACTAACGCTTTCATCTGAGGAGTTTTAATATCCTTAAAACCTAAGTCTGAGACCTTATATAAAGTCCTAGAAGCCCCTTTCGAAGCTACTGTAGGTTTAGGAATACTAACTGCTGCCTTCTTCTTAGGGGCTCTTTTTACAGAGCTTGATACTGAAGTAGAGGTTTGCATAACTTTCTCCTTTCTAAATTAATCACCGCCCTTTCGGACACCTTCGGCTTTATAATGTGCCGCAACATAACTAAACTATACTTACGAGTTAATAGAAAGTAAAGCAGTATACGAGAGCGAGATTTAGTCTTGATTGACATAATCTCCTGTTGCTCCCGCTAATATATCGTTAGCTTCATCTACAGTTTCCCATAAATGTTTACTACCTTCCGTTCTACTAACATCTTGTTCTACATGAGTCACAAGTTCCTCTAATAGAGTATGTAAGTGCCAGTTTTTCTTTTTCCAAGATTTAGTTTCTTGAGCAAGGTCAGTCACTCTAGTTTCTAAATCTTTTATATAGAGTTCAGGATTCAACTTTTTCTCCATATACGTACTCCTGATACTTCAGAACCTTTTATTTGTTCTAAACGTTGTCTAATAATAAATTTCCACTCTGGGTCATATTTTTGACCAAAAGTTCTACACGCTTGAGATAATCTGTTTTTCATACGAGTAACATTATCTTCAGGCTCCATAGCTATAAATATAGAGTCACCTACATTCATTTTACCAAAAGGATATCTATTTCTAGACCTTGTATCATCAGGTATAGGTACATCAGAATCTATTTGAATATCTAGTTCTTCCATTAATTCACCTTATTTTTATCTGGAGTAAAATGCACTAAGTCTTTTTCCTCCAGAAAGTTTTTCCAAAACATCAATATTAGTAGAGGGTCTTGTACTGGTTCCCCAGAAGCGTCTACTAATTCTTGACACCCTTGATTTATCATAGTTTCAGATAGGGCTTCAGCGAGTTCGGTACACTCGGATTCCTGTAACGCTATCCAAATAGCCCCCGCCACTTCAGGACTAAGCTGAAAGTGGCTAGGGTTATCGTATTTATCGCCCAATTAGGCAACCTCTGCATATTTAACAGCAAGGTCTAAGGCACGTGCTTTTCTATTAGCACCTGCACCGAACCACGCACTATGTAGATTGTTACCTTCGTCGTTAGACTCACGTAAGTGGTCTTCTACATAGGTGACAGCATTTAATGCTCCCCACCATGTACCTTTAGACGATTTAAGGTCAGCTCCTGGTTGACGCTCTAGAGCTTCAACAACTAAAGCAGGATATTTGTTAAACCTATCTTTAATAGGAACAATATCTCCAACTAGTTTGCCTTCCTCTTTTAGTTTCATCTCTTGACGAAACTCATTAAGTAAGCTAGGTTGATAAACCTCACTAATAAACTCTAATACATTAGAGTGTTTAGCTTTCTTCTGAGTAAGGAACTGAGCCCTTTCTTTAAAGTTAGCCATAGTTTGAGCAGACAAACCTAGTGCTTCTTGTGCCGCTTCCATAACGTCTTCGTTAAACGCTCTGACGTGTGGCATACGGAATGAAGCTGTACCGCCCTGACTTAAAGCAAACGTTAGAGTGTTATTACAAACAACTCTAATAGGTGTCAACTTTATAGTCATCGACTTACCAACCACATGCGGTTGATTAATTAAAAGGTAACCCTTAATTTCATCATTTCCCGCTAGTTCAAAGTCTTCAGAAATTTTGGCTAAACCCCAAATTTCCTTACCGCCTTTTAAACTACCCGCAGTTTCCATAGTCATCGCACCCGCTTCTGTAAAGCGTTTAAAAAACTCAAAAACCTGTTCGTTTTGAATAGGCATATAGTCTCTACCGCAATGGCTTAGAACTTGGTTATCAGAATCACGAACGATGTGGAAGGTATTCTCCGCTTGGATAAGACCTACATCTTCGCCCCACTCAGGTGCGTCAAGCGTATAACTTGGACGTTTACTAACAGTCCAGTCTAGCTTTGCCGCTTCCTGCATTTGCCATGGAGTGAGGTTAGAGTCTACCTCTACACCTAATCGGTGCCAAGGTTTTTCACCCGCCCACGCCATAGTTTCTATTTCATGTGCCATATATTTCTCCTTTCTATAAATGTCACGTTAATTAACCTTTTAATAATATAAAAGGACATAAGCGGTACTTTACGTGTCAAAGCTACGAAAGTAAAGCACTATACAGATTACTCCATTCGTATGGTTTTATAAGAGTTACTAAAGACTTTTGATAAAAACCTTTAGGATTTTCTTGTAATTCTTTTGCACCACTTAAGCCATCAACATGGTAGAGTTTAATTACATTTTGTTTTCTAGCTAATACAAACACTTGACCACCTACCGCTGACCTCTTAGCCATCCATGCAACTTGCATAGGACGTAGAGTAAGCGACTTACCTCTATGTATTTCTTTTAGTTCTATCCAAAACTCTTTGCCTTTAGCACAACCGTTTACATCAGGTACACCAGAACCTGTCAAACCAGTTTCTATTCTTTGAAAATGTATATCCGTTAAATTATTTTTTAACAGAAGCCATAGGTCTCTTTCTCTAGCCATTAGACCTCTATACCCGTGTGTGGGGCTAGTTTTTTATTATCTGCGGCTAATTTTACGTCTTTATCAGCTAACCACATATTAAAAAGTTCTCTAGCTTTTTCTTTATCGTCACAAACTTTTACAAACTCAAGCCATTTCTCTTTTGCTATTCTATTACCGTTGTAGTAATCTCCGTCTCCGAGTTTACATCGAGTAATTATCTGATGAACTCTTTGTTTAGTTATATTATGTCGTAGACCTATCTCCTGTAGAGTAGACTTATTTTGTTTCCACTCTTGATAAATATTTTTATAACGTACATCATTTTCTTTAGCTTTCTGGTGGTTTATTCCTTGCATTATTGCTCCTCTGTTTGACCCCATGATGGACCAAGTTCATAGTCAACTAATAAAGGTACAACTAAGTCTACACAATCTCGCATAATCTCACATACCTTCTTAGCTTCGGTTTTATCTTTTACAGATATATCAACTTCATCATGTATTTGTAGATGTGGAATAATTCCTTCTTTCCACAACTCCAACATAGCTAACTTAGTCATATCTGCTGCTGAACCCTGAATTAATCTATTCAGAGCTTTATAAGTGAAAGACCTTTTTAGACTTTCACCATATTCACTTTTAGCTTCTTCTAATGGTAGAGGTGTAGTTCTTTCAAACCTGCTCTCCCATAAATCGAACCTACATCGTCTACCCCCTAAAGTTTTTATATACCCTCTATCTGTAGCTATCCGAGTACATTGGTCTTGTAATCCTTTTATAAAAGGTACTTTCTCATGGTACTGGTCAAATAGCTTTTGTGCTTCGCTATCGTCTAATCCTAATTCATTAATTAATTTTTCTTTACCCATTCCATAGCTAAGTCCTAGATTTATCGTCTTAGCTTGTTTACGTGGTATATTAGCCATATCTGCAACTATTTGATGAAAGTCTGCGTTTCTTTCGGTATACTCTATTACTGCGTCTTTAGCACCCGCTAAGTTCATTTTATCAGCGTAGTGAACAGTTAATCTAGGTTCTTGTTGTGAGTAATCAAATACTCCCCATTCACAATCTTCTTCAGGTATAAAGATAGAGCGTATCATATCTCCTATCTCTGGGTCTCTCGCAGGTACTTGTTGTAGATTAGGATTACTATAGCTGAACCGACCACTGACCGTGCCTCCTCTATCACTACGTAATGGATGAGCTTCTGCGTGTATACGACCCTCGTGTGAGTGCTCTAGTATCATCTTATCTATAAAAGTAGTTCTAGCTTTATTTAATTTTCTAGCTTCTACAATTAGTCTAGGTAATTCATGTGTATGATTTTCTAACCATTGTCTTTGGAATGACGCCATACCTTTTTCTGTTCTGGGGTAGAACAACTTATTTTTATCGAATATATCTTGTAAAGAAGCATTAGCCCATAGATTAACTTCCGAACCATACTTCCTTTTTATTTCTACTTGAATCTTTTGTTCTTTTTTAGATAACTCTTTAGAAGTTAACTCTGCTTTTTCCTCGTCTACTCTTACTCCTCGCCACCTCATTTCTATAAGTAGAGGTATTAAACTAGTTTCTAACTCATATATCTTTGACAAGTCTTGACTTTTTATTTCTTGTTTTAATTTATCCCACACTTTTAACGTAAGTGCTGCGTCTTGCTCACCGTATGGACCAACGTATTTAGAATGTAGTTTATACATTTCTGATTTAGGGTTTACTCCATAAGCGAGTGCTGCGTCTTGTAATAAAGACTCATCTTTTTTATTATTACAATAACTCTCACCTAATGAATCTAATGAATAGGAACGTCTGTTTTCATCGATAAGAGGTGCTGCGAACATAGTATCTACTATATTCCCACACACCTCTACACCTTCTCTTTTTAACCATCCAACATCGTAAAGTGAGTTATGAAAAACTACATCACGTTTATTAGATGAAAGAGTTTTAGACAGCCATTTGAGGACTAACCCCTCGTCTAAGTTGCCCCCGCCTTGATGTCTAAAAGGAAAATAACCTTTCCAGTCATCAGTAGCTACACCCACACCTATGACGTAACCATCACCTGTAGCCCATCCTGGACCTTTAACTAATAAGTTAGGGTCACAAGTTTCTAAATCTACTGCAATAGTTTTTGTCTCGGGTATATTAGGAAATAAATCTGGTATTTCCCAATTACTCTTAGGTGCGAACATAGGCTCTTGAATCATTTTTTCTTTTTAGTCTGTAGCTTAGTCTTTTTAGCTCTAGGTTTTTTACCTTTAGCCCTAATCACACCTACTTGTTCAGTTTTTTCTGGTGCTTTAGGTTTATGTTTCTTTTCTTCAAACTTAGGTAAATCGACTGCGGCTTCTTCCACCGCTTTATCTACCCTATCGTCTTTCTTAAAAAATTTAAGAACTTTAGCTATTATCGTCATTTTGACTCTCCTGTATTATAGTTGTACTAAACATATCTGCTATGGTTTCAGGGTTAGACTGTTCTAATATATGTTGTTCGCATAGTAACAAATATCTACGTAAATCACGTATATCATCTAGTAGACCTGCTTCACCTTTAAATGCTTCACCAGCCTCAAAGATATCCCAACCATGTTTTTCTGATTGATGTTCTATCCTATCAAACTTACGAGCTAACATCATAAAAGCTCCTACACCTCCTCTACGTCTCCAAGAATCTCCATATGAAGTTTCTGCTTTCTTCAACGCTTCAAGGTCTCTTTGTGCTATATCTTTCATAGCTTCCCACTTACTTGTCATAAGTACTCCTTATTTATTATTTAAATTATGTAACTTATCTCTTTTGGTTATCCAATTGAAACAAGCCACCATCCAATCTTGAGCAGTAATTTTAGATACATACTCATACGCTTTATCGTAATCTTTTTCTTTATGAGCACTAAATGCTTTCACCATAGGCATAGCTATATCTTTGAAAGTAGGCTCATTAAAGTTATAGTTAGATAAATCTAGTTTCTTTTCGTCAGTTAATAATTTTCTTTGGTCACCGTCCTCGAGCCACCATAAATTAAAAGGACTAAAAAATATTCGTAATTCTTTATCAAAGATTTCTTTATCTGTATAGAGTGGACTATACTCATATCCATCACAGTAATCAGAACTTAAATGTCTATAGGTTAAAGGGTCAAGTTCTGCTCCTTTTATCCTATCCCAAACTTTATTTTGATAAACGTGTAAGCTATCGCTAATCTGTGTATATACTCCTATATCGACTCCTATAGCTAAAGCAATATATTCTTGAAGGATAGACATATGTACTGCGTTAGCACCGTAAGCACCCCACACCATATCGTTAGAGCGATTACAAACTGTCATATTTAATTTCCCGTTTCTGATTTTAAAATAAATATTCGTATTACATGGTACATCTAGAGATTTATCTGCTAAATCTTTGATACCCCACATCTGTAAAACGGCACGTCTATCGTCAGGATTTTTAGTTAATATATGTATAATTTGTTCTATCTGGTCTTCGCCAAAATAACTTCTCCACCTATTACCATAAGCAGCATTTAAAGTCCTACCGTCATCAGAAAAATCTTTCATAGATTTTACGAAATACGTGAGTGGTGCTAAATCATTATTACCGTTTAACATCCATAGACTTTCTATAAAATGAAAAAATGGGTTAGCGTCTCGTTTAGTACAAAATAAAACTCGCTCCCAAGGATTCTGATAAACAGTAGTTAATGGTTCATTTAATTCTAATGTTTTACCATTCCTACTATCTTGTTCTATATAGTTATCTGGAAAACAAAATAAATCAATCCCTCGTTCTAGGGCTTCATTCACATTCCTTACCTTTAACGTATTCATACAGGTGAGTTATGTATTCCTGTTATTTCGTCTATAAGGAAACCTATCTCCGCTTCTGTAAGTACGGGTATCTTCCTTTTTATAAACTCTACCGCTTGAGTATAATCTGCAGGTACGTTTAGAAAATAAGCTACTTCTACAAATTGAGTATAGTATTTATCGACTTGCTCACCCCATGTATCTAATAGCTCTATAGCTAGTTCATTCATTTTGCCCATATGCTTTCTCCTTTTTCTATATCTTCTACTAATGGAAGATTTTTATCATGTTTATAAATAGACCTTGTTCTTCCTTCTTCTTTTAATATACGAGAATATTTATCGAATTCACAAAGTCCTCCTTCTATTTCTCTCATTTCAAAATTATGTTTTAAATCATACATACCATTATTTAATACCCACCAATTATGGTTATTAACTTTTACTATGTCGTAAAGCTCACACATTTCAGAGTTCCAATCATGACTTCGTTTAGAAAAAGTTAATTCCCTACCTGTCAATCTATTTAGTCCTCGCATTGCTCCTGGACCTGCATTAGCCCACGAACAAATATCTGTAGCTTCATTTAAAAGATGAGTAAATCGTAAATCCGTAACTACTTCGTATGCCATAAATGGACCCATATACGGATATTCCTTTATAAGTTCCCATGCTCTCTGTAATGAACCACCGTCTTCTTCTTTATACTTATAAAGTTGTTCTAAAATATAATCTTTAGCGTTCCACATATGAGTTATAGATTCAGCGACTCCTGTAACTTTATCCATACGGTTAGGTGTTTTGATAATATAAGCCCCCGTAATCCATTTAGGTTGTTTTGTTACGAGTTCTATAGCTTTTTCTCTATCCCACTCTATATGTAAGTTGTTATCTAATAGAGTTCTACCCGTTTCTATAAGATTAAACCACCTGAAAATAACCGTAGCCATAAATACTTCGGGTTTATCTTTTAATGGGTCTCTTATATGGGTTCTTAACCAACGGGTAGTTCTATCGTCTTCCCTAAATACCTGACAGAACTTAAACTTTCTAAGTATCTCATCTTCTGTCCAAGGCGGTTTATCGTTGTAATATTCTTTACATACTCGTATACCTTCCCTTTCGGCAATCCAATACTTATATAGTTCTACTTGTTCGGGTATAAAGGTCATTACTTTTTACGTATTCTCCATGCACAATTATTAGCTACCTCTGGGTAAAAAACTGCTCCTGCTAATCTCATAAACTGTTTACCGTATCGGTCTTTCATTACTTCGAACTGCTCAGGAGTAAATCCACCTTCTACTTTATTTTCTACTGCTTTTTTCAATCTAGGCATTTGTATAAATGTTCCAGTAACAGCTTCTATCTCAAAGTTCCTTTCTAGTTCTTCTTTTAGTTCTTCGAAGCCCCACTCGTATACATGGTCTTCTGGAAGTTTATCGTTAGAACCGTCATGGTTAGGAGTAGATACATATCCTAATGCTCCTGGTCTCATAACTCTAGCAACATCATCTAACCAAGCGGGAACAAACTCTCTACCCATGTGTTCTATAACTTCTGTAGACCAAAAGAAATCTATACTTTCATCTTCTAATTTAAATACAGGGTCTACTGTTAAATCTTGTATACGTATCTCACCGTTAAATAGCTTAAACCAAGTAGAGTCTTTTAGTTCTCCACCTGCATTAGACCAATAAGGGTTTTCCATCTCACATGCAGGGTCTATATCATACCCAACATATGAGCTAATTATGTCAGTCTTTTTTATAACGTATGCTTTATACAAACAACGTAACGACCAACACTCACCACAACCGACCTCAAAAGTATTAAGTGGTCTACCTAATCTTTTAGCTTCGTCTATACATAGTGACGCTATTTTATCAAAACGACTCATATGAGCTAACTCATCAGGTCTCCAGTTACCTAGAATACCTGCTGACGCTAAATCCATTCTAGTATTTTTACTATCGTTTTCGTTGACAGTAAGTTTTTTTCTTATCGATGACATTACACCTCCCACCAATCTGGTTTATCTCTACCCTTTTCCCACTTAGCGTAATGTTTTTCGTGTATAACATAATCTCTATAAGCTAGAATTGGGTTCTCATGTTTATACTCATCAGGCATTGCCTGAGGTAATTCTGTTAATCCTCCTAACTTTATTTCAGTGGGAAGATATGAAAGCGGTTCTTCTAATTTCATAAAACTTAAATGTTGTTTACCGTATCTTCTTGTATATTCAGAACATAAAGCAATAAAATGGCTATACAGCCATAGATAATTATCACTGGTAGCTCTAGCCCATATAGTACAAGGATGATTTTTATAAGCGGTTTTATAAATACCGTTAGCGTCACACCAATCTTCATCCGAGTATACTCGATGAGCGGTACATAACATTTGAGCAGATTCTAAAGGCATTTTTACTATTAACTTATCTGGTAAATACTCTGCTGCTTCTTTAGGACTTTTAGATACATAAAAAATATTCATTTCTTTTTTATCTTAATTCTACGTGGTGGTTTCTTTTCTTTATTTTTTATTCTTTCCATCATCTCCATGTGCTCCTTCATGGTCATAGTTTTATTAGCCATTAATTACGTTCTCTCTTTACATACTCGGATATACGTGCGGGTATAACAATATTAGTATTACAAAAGGTACAACACCTGCCCTCATCTTTTACAGGGCTTGGGTTATGTCCGAACTCCTCATCTCTTTTACGGTCGCAAATAACACAATTTATCATTCTAATCTCCTTTACATATAGTAGTTTACTTTATATTTATTACAAAGTAAAAGACTTTTTACATTTGGTAGCAGCGAGGACTTTGAGGTTCAATAAGATACAAGTTCTCTTTAGTTCTCGTAACTGCTACATAAAATACCCTATTTTCATCATCAGGATTTTGCTGATAATTTTTATAAACTCTATTAGTAATATCTGTAATTAATACTACGTTATCGCACTCGCCACCTTTAGCAGCATGGATAGTAGATAATTTTATTCTAGGTTTTTTAGTAATCTTTTCTCCTCTACGTAACATAGCTCGTATGTAACTAATTTCTTTTACGCTTAATAAACTAAAAGCGTCAAACCAAACCGTTTGAGGTATGTCGGGAAAATAATACAGCATATCTTTCATATCAAGTTTTGCTTTTTCATCGATAGTATCAATAACTTTTGGATTTTTTAATTTAATTTGTTTTATAATGTTTACACATTCTGCTAAAGTTATTTTTTCTCCGCTTCTAAGTCTTTCCCAATTTATTACAGCTTGTACCTTTTTCTCAGAAATACTAGGTCTACCTTTTACTTCAAAAAACCAACCTTCGTTTCTACAATAATCATCTACTTGTTCTAAAAGGTAGTTTGTACGAGCTAATACTAACCACTCACCGCTCTCCATGTTTACTAAATCTATATTAGGTTCCCACCTCACCGTACCTTTTTGTTCTCTAGGATTCCATGTTTTATGTACCCTAGAACGTACCTGATTTATGCATTTCATAGCAACATCGTGTACAGAAAAAGGTACACGATACGACTGTTTTAAAATCATTGCGTCTTTAGAATTACTAATTAAATAATCAACATCAGCACCCGCCCACTTATAAATAGCTTGGTCATCATCACCTGCAACATAAACTCTCGTAGAATTTTCTGCTAACTTACGCACCACCGACCACTGTAAAGGGGACAAGTCTTGAGCTTCATCTACATACATAACATCTAACTTAGGTATTTCTCCTTTAGTCAGAAAGTCTTGCAACATATCTGTATAATCTACAAGTAATCTATCTTGTTTAAATAAATTTAATCCTTTGGCATAACGCTCTAACTCAAACCAACCTACAGCGTCTTCTACATCGTGCCATTGGTCTTTTAAATCTACTCCTCGCATACGTGCTAAATTTTCTATAAAAGCTAATCTATCATCATGAGTCATAGCAAATAAATGACCGTCGTCTGAACTACTAGCCCCTGTTAATTTTAAATTCATCTTCTCATTTAAATCTAAAATATCTCTACGACCTAAAACGTTTTCTCTATTTAATCCTAGTTGTCTAAACGCTAAAGAGTGTAAAGTCCTAAAATAAGGTAAATCTTTATCTAAAATATTATCGAACTTAGCTATCGCTCTATCTTTACCCTCAGAAACCGCTTTTTTAGTAAAGGTAAAAAACCCTATCTTATCAGGTTCTGTTCCATTTCCTAATTCATCTTCTATAAGACCTAATAAGGTACTAGTCTTACCAGTTCCAGGAGGTCCAAGAATAACTTGTGTTTTACTAGGTAATGTCATATCGGGTTATCATCAAACTCAGGTAAATTATGTGACTCATCTTGAGCTTTAAATTCATCTATATACCACACGTTTATTCCCTTGCCTTTTATATTGAAAAAGTATGGCTCTCCGTTTAATTGTTTTAATTTAGAAGTTAATCTATTTCGTTGATACTCTTTAAAATTATGTCTATGTAAGTATTCCATAAGGTCTGCTAATCTAAAATATGTTCTACCTTTATCCGTCCAAGGTTTATGTAGTAGTAATTCATCACGTTCCCTAGCAGGTCTTTCTGTACAAAACGCTTCTAATAACTCTAAGAAAAATCCTTCGGTAGAAGCCTCTTTAGGTACTTCTACAATAGTTAATGCGTCTAATAACTGCTGTATTATTTGTCTCCAAACATTTTCTTTTACCTTCGGTGGTATTTTATTTAAAGCGTCCATACACTTACGCTGAAATCTATTTTGGTTTAGTAGGTCATCTGTTTCTAGTTCTAATCTACCGCCTTCTACATCTAAAAACCATATCGGTGGGTCACTATCTTGTTTAGTTAAATTACTAAACAATGGAGTCCCCCCTCCTGCTCCGATACCATACTTCCTAGTTCTACAAAGAGGACTATTACAGTGTCCAGCAAGAGGTTGGTCGTTACATTTATAGAAATAATCTTTTCTGTTTACTTGTTTTGCAATAGTTAATACTTCTTGTGCACCTAATGGTGGTTGCATATATTTTATATTTACTTCTTCTAATCTTTTTTCCCAATCGTCTGGGTATTTCTTTCTTAAAAATACACCTAAATTAAATAGCCCTGAGTTTCTTGTGCCTTTCGGAAACCCTTGTACAATTAAATGTTGTAAGCAAGGAGGTGATTGGTCTATCCAGTCTACCTCCTCGCTTAAAGGACTAGCTTCTAATGATTCTAGCCCTGAGGGGGTTATTGTTAATTCTTCTGCTTTTTCTAAAAATTCTTCGGGACTAATAGCTTGTCCATCTTTGCCATAGGCATACCGTGTAGAGTTTTCTCCTGCGAAATACGGCATATTCAGAGTACTTCCTCTGTCTCCTCTATCTAATAATAATTGTGTTTGTTTTGGAAATATCTCAGCCTGACCGAAACCTATTGACGCAGCAAGTTGTCTTAACTTACGTTGCATTAACGAGGCTTCGACAGGCTCAGATACGAAAAGATAAATATGTGCTCCTCCGCTTTTACTACGACAGACGGTAAGTGGTAGTTTATGTTTCGATATCTTTTTAGCTAGTCCTTTTAAGTCTAGCTGATATTCGTCTACATCTATTGCTCCCCAGACACATTGATTATTTTCATCAATGGCTACGATTCCTATACTTTGTTTCCCATTTAAATGGTTCTCCCAAAGTTTAAGCAGTCCTTCATCGGATAGCTCTTTAGATATAGTTACATTTTTTCCACTCGCCTTACCGTCTTCCCTAGTCTCGTTTAGGGCTGTAAAAGTCCCATACGCTTGACGAAGTCCAGCAAACCGTTTGGCAAATTCCTCTGCCAACGACATATATTACCCCTAAATTAAAATGGTGCTTCTTCAGCCTCTCCATTATTTTTTGATGTACTACCGTCTTGTTCATGTTTAACTTCAACGTCACCTTGTTTAGCCGAAGACATAAACTCTTTAGCTACCATAGCAGTGTCTATATCTGTTTGACCTTCTTGGTTTACTGTAAAGACATTCCATGTGCCCTTATCGTTAGACATAGAACTTGTACCTAACTTATAGGTAAAAGCGAACATAGGTGCTTGAACAGAAGTTCCTGCACTATTTTTCACTCTAGCCATTCTAAGCATAGTTAACCATTTCCTAGCTATACCGAGTTGGGTAGAGGTCATAGTTATAAGTGCTTGTTGAGGATGAGGTTCAGTAACTAAGACGAAAAACTGTGCAGTTTCTACAATCTCGTTACCGTTCTGTAAATAATGACGTCTAGTTTGTTCATCTCTTTTACAAGATTTTAAAATAGATATGTCATGATTAGCGTCTACTAATCCTCCTCCTTTCTCTCTGGGAATCCACTCTATATACTTTTTAGAGTAAGCACAAGGTACTACTGAAATACCTTCATTCCCGTCGTACACTTCACCACTGACCGTATTTATTAGGTCACCAGCAGAAGCACCTTCGATATAGTTTCCACTATTCTTATTTAGTTGTGGGGACATTGGTTGGAGTAAACGTATAAAGGGGATAGCATAATCCTCCGTTGTAGCCTCCTCTAAGCCAGTTCCCGCAGATAACAAAGAATCATCATATGCCGCTACTGCGGTAGACTTCTTCTCTGCAACCTCTGTGTTTTGCGTATTCGCCATATTACACCTTTTTTATAGTTGCTTTAGTGCCTACAAAGACACCAAATGGTTCACTTGGAATATCCACTCCATTACTAAGTTGTTCTTTTACGAACGCTTTTAAAGTACTAGGGTGAATGCTTTGACGTATTTCTGGAGCTAGTCCTCGAGATTTTAGAGCGTCTACAGTTTCATTAACTACAACATCTTCATCTCTACCGAATTTTAGAAGTACTTCATTTTTAATAAGTCCTTCGTGTCCGTTACGAACAAGCCAGTCATAAGCCATTTGTTGATTAGCTTTAGAAATATGAGCACCATAGTAATCTCCTATAGTAATCTTTTCTCCGCTATTCAAGATTATTTCCGTTAGCCCTGCAGTTTGCATAGCGTCGGGAAGTTCTTGTTCAGCTACTAATCTAAGTTCTTCTTTTTTAACCTTTATAGCTTCTTCTAAATCTTTAAGTTCTTTCTCTAGAGTCAGCTGTTTATTGGCTAAAGCAGAAACAGTTGAGAGCTCACCGTCAGAAACATCTTTGTCCCAATCTGAAACATTTTCTTCTCCGACTAGTTGCTCAAAAGTTGGTTTATTATCTGTCATATTTCTCCTTTCTCGTGTAGGTCTATTTTAACAGGATAGTAAGTACCTTCTTGCCTATCCCACTTAAGTATATTATAACGACCCCGATTATAATATGAGGCTACCGAACACGCGACACCAATCGCAGCAGGGTCACCTATCAGTAATAAGTAATCTTCATCTTTAAAGTCTTGTAGGGATTGTTTCATCCTTTTTATAGACGGTGAAGCACTTAACATGATATTTGTATTAGAAGGTAACAAGACTTCAAAATCACCATACTGCCTAGCAGAAGTAATGTTTCGTCCTGGAACTTCTTGTATAACATATACTGTCATGTTTCTCCTTTCTTATTTCTAAGAGCTTACTTTACTTAATATAAACGGCAAAGTAAAGGATATTATTTTTATTAGTATTTTCAGATTTAAAAAATAAAATTTAAAAAAATTTCTAAAACTACTAATATTTTTAATAGACTAATAGATTGTTTTAAAAAACTTAATTTTTATAACGGTTTGTACCCTATTAGTTTTTACTAAAATCTATTAGAGGGCACGGGGAAATATTATAACTTCAGTATATTTTGATTTAAATATAAGATATAATCCGTTTTAGAAATAAGAAAGTTTTATGAAATATAAGTTTAAAACCGAGCCTTACGGTCATCAGTTAGAGGCATTAAAACGCTCTTGGGATAAAGAGGAGTTTGCATATTTCATGGAAATGGGAACAGGTAAATCTAAAGTCCTTATAGATAATATAGCGGTGCTTTATGATAAAGGTAAAATCAACGCGGCAATAATTATCGCACCAAAAGGTGTTTATGAGAACTGGTCAGGTAGAGAGATACCTACACATTTACCCGACCATATAATACATAGGGTAGGTGTATGGAATCCTAACCCTTCTAAAAAAGAAAAAGCAGAATTATTAAAATTATTTGAACCTACTTTAGATTTAAAAATATTGGTTATAAATGTTGAAGCGTTTAGTACAAAAAAAGGGGTAAGTTTTGTTGATAAATTTATTAATACACATTTCCCACTGATAGCGGTTGACGAATCAACGACTATAAAAAATCCTAAAGCACAACGAACCAAGAACCTTTTAAAACTAGCAGTAAATTGTAAGTATCGTAGAATACTAACTGGATTTCCAGTTACTCAATCACCATTAGATTTGTTTAGTCAAAGTGAGTTTTTATCTCCTTCGTTATTAGGGTATGGCTCATACTACTCTTTTCAAAATAGATATGCTCAAATTGTAAATAGGGCTATGGGGCAAAGAAGTTTTAGACAAGTAGTAGGTTATCAGCATTTAGAAGAATTAAGTAATAAAGTAAATAACTTTTCGTACAGAGTTCTGAAAAAAGAATGTCTAGATTTACCTGATAAAGTTTATATGCGTAGAGAAGTAGAACTTACTCCTGAACAAAAGAAAGTATATAACGAAATAAAAGATTATGCTTTAGCTGAATTAGAAAACAATGAACTCGTAAGTGTAACTTCTGTATTAACTCAAATATTAAGACTTCATCAAGTTGTATGTGGTTTTGTAAAACATGATAAAGGTGAAGAAGTTGAGATAAAAAATAATCGTGTTGATGAATTATTAAGTATATTAGCAGAAGTACAAGGTAAAACTATTATTTGGGCTAACTATCAATACGATATACGAAGAATATTAAGAGTTTTAGAAGAAACTGTAGGAGCCGAAGCGGTAGCTACTTATTATGGTGATACTCCTGAAGAAGATAGACAAAATATAATTAATAAATTTCAAGACCCCGATTCAGAATTAAAATATTTAATTAGTAATGTACAAACTGGTGGGTATGGCATAACGCTTACTGCGGCTAATACAGTTGTTTATTATTCTAATAATTATGATTTAGAAAAAAGATTACAATCCGAAGACCGTGCTCATAGAATAGGACAAAGCAATAAAGTTACATATATTGATTTAGTTTCTAAAGGAACTGTTGATGAAAAAATAGTAAAAGCATTAAGAAGTAAATTAAACCTAGCTCAAGAAGTATTAGGTGATGAAAAATGGAGAGATTGGATTGCTTAAATTTTATAAAGGAGCTATGAAAGGTTACGACCCTCTTATAGATAAATGGGATAAACCTACTAAACGTGTTTACGAAGGTAGAACTATCGAAGGTAGAAAAACTAGAGGTTTTGGTAATAGTAAATTTTCGTATGCAGGTAGAAGTTATAATCCAGAAGCTTGGACGCAACCTATGAAATATATTAAAGGTAATTTAGAAACTTTTATACGGAGAGAACTTGATATAGAAGTTGATTTTAAATTTTGTTTATGCGGGTATTATGGTGCTGACGGTAAAGGTATACCGCACCATTCTGATACAGTACCTACGTATAATGATTTAGTTGTATCGCTTTCTTTTGGTGCACCAAGAATATTTCAATGGCCCGCATATGGGGATC